CTATTATTGAAAGTTGGTTGGAAATAGTAAGATTATCATTTTTATGCTCACTTGCTTCCCACCTTCTAGTGTTTTGAATAATATCTCCTCTATATGAATGCTCTACAACAACCTCATCCCATACTCCAGGAGATATTTCTTTTTGTGTAATATAGCCAATCGGCCCATAAAATTTACTCATAAATATCTCCCATTTTGATTATTAAGCAGAGGGCGTAACTTCTGGATTTACTGCTTCTGCCCAGAATGCAATTGCTGAATGGGGCAGAGTCAAAGCACCAGAAACACGAGTTTCAATCAAATACTTTTGCTGATTGAAATCGATATCAAAATCATCAAACATAGTAATTGCCCCGCCCTTATCGGCGCCAAGAGCATAGTCGGCCATATTAACGAGAATGGCAGCAAGTTCGCTATAGACGGCCAAAGGATTCGGGTTAACAACATTGTCCATAACAGGAACATCGACGATTTCTTTAACACGAAGTGCAGAAGAAAGTTCTTCCATTGTATTATAGATCCGACGGCCAAGAGAGTCCTTCAAGAGAAGCATATCGCCAAGAAGATCTGTGCGAATATACAAAGAAGGAGTACCACTGCCCTTATAATCCTTACGAGCGCGAATAATCGCGTCAATAAGTTCTGAGGTAGTGGGCGCAGTATCTGTGTCGTCTTCAGGAGAAACAAGTACTGGGACTGTATATAAAGCGACATCGGTAGCAATCGGACGGATCTTGGTTTCGATGATTTTATCATCACTGGCAGTAGAGCGGCCATCACCAACAAGCATTGCACGAGCAATTTCGGCCTCAAGACGGCCGCGCATTTCATTGCGAAGCCAAGCAACAACATCGAAATCAGTAATATCAATAATGTCATCGCGGTCAAGTTTCTGTTTCTTATAGACAGTCTGAGGATCTGTAGTGCGCTTAAGAAGACCAAACACTTCTTCGACCTTCTCATTGCCCTTAACATAGCCCAAAGCACGAGCCTCTTCGCCAGTAATATCGGCGACCACTGTCTTCACACGAGAGAATGGAATATGACGAGCTTGGCCAAAGACCTTTCCAACCCATTCTTCGCGTGGGGCAACTATGGCGGGAAGACTGGTCAGAGTCTTGGCATCAGGGAATAGATATTCAATATCGGTAATGCTGTGCTTCAAGGCGCCAGTATTATTGCCTTCATAAGCAGCATATGCTTCCGAAATAGTTTCAAATCCATGGGCCAGAAATGAGTTCTTCAAAGTAGACTGGGATTTACGGGCATCCATAAATACCTGTTGAAGTTCATCGTGAGACAACGCGTCGTGGGCCATGGTAGTATCATCATTGTTATTATCAAAAACATTTTTTTTCATATTTGTATCTCCTTCGATAGATGTTTGTTTTAATTCTTCTTCTTCTTCTTCTTCGGTTGATTCTTCTAAAACTTCTTCTGAAGTTTTTAACGCTTCTGCTAGCATTGCATATACAACCGTTTTCTGCGTATCATTAAGAGTTTCAAAGACTTCCGCAACTGTTTGGTCATCTTCTTTTTTATCATCTTTTAATTCTTCAGCATGAAAAAGTTCAAGAGTATCATTCGCAGAAATAATGGCTTCGCTTTCATCTTGGACAACAGATCCATCGCCATGTTCAAATGCTAGATTATCAATATATGCTTCTGGGTTTGCTCCGGCGATAACTAAACTTACTTCACGGATAGCTCCATGAATAACGTTCTTTCCTTTTTCGATCAATGAGTTTGCGTAAATCGATAGAGCAGAAATATCTCCATGCTTAATGGCTTCTTTTGCATCTTGCGCGGCAGAAGAACCATTCAATGAACAGTATGCGTAGACACCATCTTTTCGGTTCTCAAGTCGAGCATGGCCCAAAATATTACCGGGATCATTGTGAAGATGTTGCCATACTAGCGGTACTGTTTTTCCATCACTATCTTGAAATGCATCTTGGAGAATAGTTCGTCCATCACTGCATTTCAAGCCTACTTTAGTGGCATATCCACTAAAATCATACTTAGTTTTATTAGTCATATAACTCCTTTACTAAATTTATTTATTAAACTGTCGGCTCTTCTTCAAGATCCGGCGCAGTTGTTGGTTCTGCTTTAGGCATTTGTTGGGTTTGAACTGGCATATTTTTATTTCTCAATTCATCTGCTTGCGGAGCGGTTGAGGGTTTTATACCAAGAACCGACCGAATCTCATTTGATGTAAGAATTTCATTGCGTGTAAAGCTATCCGCCAATTCAGCCATTTCTGTTGCGGGAACCAATTTAAGAACGTCTTTAAAACCCATTATCGTTTGCCCTTGTGTTCTTGCTGTTTTTGTCAAAAACTTTCTGCGCATCTCTTCAATAACTGAAGTAACAATAGGTTCGACAGTTCTATTATAATAGTTCAATAATGTTTCGCCATTTGCCTTTCCGGAGAAAACATCTTCGGAAATACCAAGTTGGCTGTATAACATGTTGGTCAAATATGTAACTTGATTCAGTAAATTATTCTCAGAAGGCCTATTTAATTGAGTAATATGTTCGGTACCATCCGTATAAGCAATGCCGTATTTGCTACCACTTAATTGCTGCTCAATTGCTTTGCGTCTTTCTTCGGCTTGTTTTTGCCTAGATTCTGTTTTAATTAAATACGGCAATTGAATAATTAAATCAAGTTTCCCGCTTCCACTTTGCTCATCAATTGCATCAAGAAGAGCCAATTTTCTAATAAGCCTGCGCAATGTGCCATTTGGCTCGTTCATTATCGCATATAGTGGATTTTCAACAATTCCCACAAGTGATTTTGGTAAAATAAGCGGTTCTTTGCGGCCAGTGTTATCATTGTATACTTCAACGCGAACGGTATTCGGGTACCAGTCTAAAATTTTTCCTGTTCTAATACTCAGAATATCATATGACCCAGTTACTAATGGCGATATTGTTGTGTCTACTGGTACAAGTGCGACAACGCCCTCATCAAACATGCTCAACACAGCATCATGAATAAATGCTCTTCCTGTTTGATCCTTATTCGCTTCGACAGTCAAACAACTTTGCATTCCACTATTGATTATTTCCAAAAATCTATTATTATCATCAATGCGAACATGATTAATATCAAATGCGGAAACATCCATCGCTATTCTATTATAGATTGCTGTTACGATTGTCCGCTCGCTGCCTCTTGATAAACGAGGCATCGTCGGGTTTACCGAAGAAGAATAACCGAGATCTCGATATGTATATGTATCTTCGTATCCATCTTGTTTTCGAAAAGCATTCCAGGCACTCTTAAAACGAGATCCTAGTGTTTCGCCCATAACTTATCCTCCTTTATCCATTAGATTTTCATTCTTATATCCAACTTTTCCGCTAGAAAATACGCCTTTATTTAATTTACTTAAATCATACCCAGCATCTGCATATGCCGTATGAACTCCAATTTCTCCGCGCTTTGCAACAAATCGTAAAACTTTTCCAGATGGAGTTTTAACATCGCCTATTTTTTTATTCATAAGTTCAGATAATTTATTGTTATACTTTAAAATTGACTCCGAGGAAAGCTTCCCATTTGATTTAAATACAGGATTAAGTTCATTTTTAACAAATTTTTGGATATCTTTTTTAACGGCGTCTTGGGCTTTCGCTTTAATTTTTTCTCCCTTTGCACGGACCCATTTCTCATCTTTTGCTTGAAGTCTGGCGGCGCCTTTTGAAGTTAGAGAACCATCTGGATTTTGATAATTGCGTACTCCCCATTTTTGTCCTCGTATACCAAAATGTACTATTATATTATTCATTATTTCATTCTAACCTCCGATTCCTTTCTTCGCCAAATATGCTTTTACTAATGCTGCTCCTGCTGCTCCTGCTGCAGCCCCGACAAAAGCGGTTCCAGCATTTAACATAAAATTTTTAGCAGCTATTTTTCCAGGAATAAGATCATCTTCAACTAAACCCTTGAGTTTCTTTTCCATTTGCATTCTGCTAACTGCTTTTTTCAATTCAGCATCAGATAAAGTTCTTCGATTTTTATACATTTTTGCACGAGATTTCCGAACCTGCGCATTCGCTGAAGGGTCTTTTCTAACTCCCCATTTCATTCCTCTTACGCCAAAATGTTCTAAATATTCATTATTCAAAGAGACCTCCTTTTAGCTTATTCAAAAGCTTAATTATTTAATTATCTTTTGTTAATAACTTTACTTACTTGATTTTTAACAAAACTATCCACTAAATTTTTATTCTGATAATATAAATATGAAGCTGCGGCTACTGTTAGCGAGCCAGTAACTCCAACAAATTGTTTTACACTAACTCTGGTTCTATATGCGGTATCTTTTCTTGTTCGTTCTCTTTTGGCTTTTGAAGCGGATTTGGCATAGTCTGCATTTGTAACTTTTTCATTAAAAAGTTTTTCATAGCCAGGAATATCTTTTTTCTTTTTATCTAATTCCGCCTTCAATAATTTCCTTCTTGTTCCGGCTCCCTTTCCATAAAACATTTTAGCATCAGAATACCTTTTAACATCTTTATCTACCATTCGTACTGTACTTCTGCTTACTTCTTTGGAATCCCGATCTTTACGAACGCCCCACCGCATTCCTTGAACACCAAAATGCGCAAGTTCTTCGTTTATTATCACTCTATCTGCCATACTCCTCTCCTATTCAAAAAGTTTCTTTGTTTACTTTATGCACCACATCGGTTTAATCTTCTTCACCTTCATCAGATATAAAATATTTTTCACTTCCGGAAGGTAATGAAATTTTTTCTATTTGCCCAAGATCATTAAACTTAACAGAAAGTTTAATTTTATCATCTGAGATACCTTCTGAATGCTTTATATCAGGTTCGTTCTGCACAATATAGAAATTCGGCAAGGAGCCCAACTCCGATGGCATATCCCATTTTACTGAAAGGCGAGAATCTACTTTATCTCCAAGAATTCTATCACTATTACGTTGCAATGATTCAGTTGTTGCTTTTGCAATTTCTGTAAAATATTTCTTTGTCAATGGGTTGTTAGCATCATCAAATGGAATCGTTTTTCCTTTGTATGCTGGTTTATTATTAATTTTAGAATAAAATTCAGCAGACTCATCGGCCATTGCATTATATACCTTCAAATATTTTCTATTTGTCAATGACATTGCCTTTTTCACAGCTTTATTCAAACTTTTTTCTTCTTTTTTTTCATCTAAC